ATGGCCTGTTTATACCCCAAAACAGCTCGATAAGTCATGATCAGGCTGGTTCAAGTCATGATTGATACACCATCGGCTGAAATCGTCTCAGATCGGCTTACATCGGTTTTTTCGCCGGTAACAGCTCCACGAATCCACTCACCGCTCAATGATTTGCCATCACGCGGCTTTGAATTGATCGATTTCGCTGATCAAATCTTTCCCGATGGCTTTATGCCGTGGCAAAAGTGGTTGGCCGAACACTCGCTCAAGATGAAACCGGATGGGAGGTATCACCATCCCATTTCGGTTGCGACTGTTGCCAGACAAAATGGCAAAAGTACCTACATGATGGCCAGAATCCTCATGGGCTTGTTTCATTGGGATGAGTCGCTCCAAGTTTCCACAGCTCACAGATTGGTCACATCGCTTGAGCAATTTCGGGCGATTGTGCAGATCATTGAGGAAAATGCAGATTTGGCCAATCAGGTAAAGCGCATCCGCTGGCAACATGGTGCCGAGGAAATTCAGACAATCACCGGCAATCGATTCATCATCAAAGCTGGAGGATCGGCAGCGAGAGGATTGAGCAAGCCGGAGACAATTCACATGGATGAAATCCGCGAGCTCCATGACATGGAAACTTTTGCAGCTATGCGCTATACCTTGATGGCGGCTAAAAATCCACAGGTTAATTGCTTTTCCTCAGCTGGTGATTCTCACTCGGTCGTTTTGAATCTTTTGCGTGAAAGAGGATTGGCCGCAGCTAGTGGCGCATCCGATGATGTGGGCTATTTTGAGTGGTCAGCTCCAACCGATGAGATTTCGCTCGAAAATGCAGCTTTTGCCAATCCCGGCCTTGGCATCACAATCCATCCGGATAACATCCGAGCGGTTTTCAATGATCCTCCCGATGTTGTAATGACAGAGGTTTTGAATCGATGGGTTCAGACAATCTCCAGCGTTGTGGGTGCCAAAGAGTGGCAAGAGTGTGGCGATGAGTCGATTGATCTCGATGAGGACAAGCTCACATGGATGGCCATTGACATTTCACCAGACAGAAAACACGCGGCATTGGTCGGAGCCCAAAAGCTTGGCTCGGAGTCATTTGTCGTGAAGCTGTTGCATACATGGGAAAACACAATCCAGCTTGATGATCGGGCAATTGCTAACGATGCTGCATCGTATTGCCGCAAATACCCAATTGAGTATTTGTTGTACAGCCGCCGCACATCCGGAGCTGTTGCAGCGCGTATGCAACCGGCCGGTATCCCAATCCATGACATGGACAGCGATTATCCTCAAGCTTGTGATGAGCTTTTGGGTGCGATCAATTCTGGGCGTCTAAAACATAGAAACCAATCATCGCTAACAGAACAAATCCTTTCAGCTGTGCAATTGCGCCGTGGTGATGGTGGATGGGTTATCGGAAGGCGTGCCAGCGGCACAGCTGTTTGTGCTGCCGTAGCAGCCGCGCTCGTAACACACTTTGCGACACGCCCAGAAACCGAAATCGACATTTTAGTGGGTTGATGCTTGACATTTTGAGAAAATCCTCTCATGGGATTATTCGATCGAAAGCGCACCATTGAAACTGTCGCGATTCAGCGCGGTGCTGATGTAGCTGCACAAATTGGGCCAGCTCCAACGCTGGATGCATTTTTCCCATTTGGTGGAGCTGATTACATTGCAAGCCGCGAGGAAGCAATGAGTGTGCCGGCGATAGCTCGTGCACGCAACATGATTTGCAATTCGATCGCGACAATTCCGATGATTACACGCGATAAAACAACAGGCCAGATTGTTGATCAACCTGTTGTGATTTCCGATCCGGATAAGCGAGTACCAGGAGCCGCATCATGGGTGTGGGCGTGCGAGGATTTACTATTCACAGGATTCTCGTATTTTCAGATCATCGATCTTTTTGCTGATACAGGCCGCGTGCGCCAAATGTGGCGCGTTGCTCCAAATCGCGTTGGTGTTTTCCTAAATTCAATTGGAACACAGATTGAGTATTACACAGTCGATGGAACTCGTGTGCCAATGACTGGTGTTGGATCACTTGTTGTGTTTTATGGCAACGATGAAGGATTATTGAATCGCGCTGGTCGCACAATCCGCGCTGGTGCAGAGCTTGAAAGAGCAGCTGCAATGTACGCAAAAGAGCCTGTGCCATCGATGGTTTTAAAATCAAATGGAACAGCATTGCCAGCTGATCGAATTGCAAAATTGCTTGATGCATGGGGTACAGCTCGCAGAAATCGCGGCACAGCGTTTCTCAATGCTGATGTTGAATTGACAACAGTTGGATTTTCACCAGAGCAAATTGGATTGAACGCTGCACGCGAAATCATTGCCACCGAACTAGCACGCGCCGTGGGTATTCCGGCTTACTTTATTGATGCGCCGACTGGATCATCCATGACCTATCAAAACGCCCAAACGGCGCGTCAAACTTTGTTGGATTTCTCATTGCTGCCGCTGATGAACAGCATCACCAGCCGTCTATCAATGCCGGATTTCACGCCATCAACACAGCGCGTGGAATTTGATCTCAAGGCGTATTTGCGCGGATCAGAAAAAGAGCGTGCAGAGATTTACAAGATTTTGTACGAAATCGGAGCGATCACCACCGATGAAATTAGACAAATGGAGGACATGATCCAATGAAGCTGACAACACCAATGCAGATCACGGCAGCTGATTCAAATGAACGCACAATCAGCGGTCGCATCGTTGCTTTTAATGAGCACGCAAATGCATCAACCGGCAAGGTTGTTTTTGCTCGTGGATCAATCCAGCCACAAGATGTTTTTTTGAACCTTGAGCATGACAACACACGCAGGATTGGAAAAAGCATCGCCATGAGCGTGAACGATAAGGAAATGACAGCTACATTTAAAATCGCTAACACCACAGCTGGAACAGATGCATTGACAGAAGCGATGGAAGGCCTACGCGATGGATTTTCAATCGAATTGGCTGTGGACAATTACGAAATGCAAAAAGACGGCACAATGAAGGTCATCAATGGCCAGCTCACAGCCGTTGCATTGGTTACAGAGCCGGCTGTGCGATCAGCTCGTGTCTCAGAAGTAGCCGCATCAGAGGATTCTGAAACTCACGAAGTATCAGATACAACAAACCCAAATGAAGGAGACAAAGTGGAAAACACTACCGAACAAGTCACCGCTCCTGCCGTTGAACCGGTAGCAGCTCCAGAAGTCGCCGCACCAGTACAGGCATCGCGCCCGGCTTACTACACAGCACCACGCTCACCAATTGTGGACAAGGTTTCTTACCTTGAGCATTACCTACGCGCAAGCGTTTTGCATGATGAAGATTCACGCCAGTATGTCAAGGCAGCTGATAACACAACATCAACGGCACCGGGCATGATTCCAACACCACAAAGCACACAGGTGATCAATGCACTTGCAAACGCTGATCGCGGCTGCATCGATGGCATCAGTCGTGAAACTTTAGTTGCAGAAGGTATGACCTTTGAATTGCCAAAAGTCACCGCTGTGCCAACTGTTTTGCCAATCAATGAAAATACAGCAATCACAGAATCATCACTTTCAGCTACATTTTTGTCAGTTTCAGTACAGCCATTCAAAGGCCGTGCCATTTCCACAGTAGAACTCATTGACCGAAGCCGGCCAGAGTACCTAACTGCCTTGTTACAAAATCTTGAATTTGCGTATGCAAAAGAAACTGATGAGTATGCACTTGCAGCAATGCAAGCGGCGGTCACTACTACAACAGCACAGGCAGCAAATACAGCAACCGGATTCCTTGGATACACATCTCAGGCAGCCGCAGCTGTTTATGGCTCATCACTTGGATTTGCTCGCTCATTGATCGTTTCTCCAACACAATGGGGCAACATCATGGGATACAACGACAATGGAGCACCTCTTTACAATGCAGCACAACCATCAAACGCAGCTGGAAATGTTCGCGGAGATTCATTGCGCGGTGTAGTTTCACCGGGTCTGAACCTTTATGTTTCACGCTCATTTGGTAACGCTGGCACTACAACAGCTTCAGGCGATTCCTCAATGGTCGTTGTCAATCCAGATTCTTACACATGGTATGAATCTCCACGCTTTACGCTACGCAGCAACATCAACAGCGATGGAACAATTGACATCCTTTACTACGGCTATGGCGCACTAGCTGCCAAGGTTGCAAATGGTGCACAATTTAACAACATCGCTTAATTAACAATCAATCATCGGTGATGGTCGCTCCCGAACATCGCTGATACGAAAGGAACCGAGATGCCAGCAATTGTCACAGCCTCACAGCTGAGGTCTATTCTTGGTGTCTCGGTTTCTTTGTATTCTGATGCACAGCTTGATTCATTTATTGATTCAGCCGAACAGACGATTTTGCCTTTACTTACGCAATACCAATCATCGGTGACTTTTGCCAATGTGAGTGATTCCGTCATTTATTTCACCACAATGCGGCCAAATTACTTTGTGCCGGGTCAATCTGTTGTTGTTACCGGGGCCGGAGCTTACAGCGCGACTTATACAGTCACCGATGATCGGATTGAGCCTTACACTTTCACGGCTGCAACAGCGGCCGCTGATCGTGATTATCCATTGCCGTTTATTCCAGCGGCAACAGCAACATTGAGCGGTGGATCGGCAGCGGCTTTGTACGCATCAACACCACCAATTGAAAATGCAATCTTGGTTGTGGCGGTTGAAATTTTCCAGAGCATTACAGCTCCCGGCAACCAAATCATGTCAGATAATTTTCAGCCGGCACCATTCGTGCTCGGCCGCAGCTTGACCAATAGAGTAATCGGCCTTTTAGGCCCATTTATTGATGTTGAAACGATGTGCCAATGAGCATCGAATCAGCGATCCGCACACCTCTCAAAAACTCACTTTCATCCATTGCCGCCAATGTGTACAACGGCATCCCAGAGACGATGACCAGCCCATCAATTTGCTTGATTCCGGCTGCACCTTATTTGGAAAGCGTTTTAATTGGAAAGAACACAACAAAGGTCAAGGTCAATCTGACTGTGACTGGTGTTGTCACTTATGCCAACAATGCCGCAGCTTTGGACAATCTCGAAACATTGATGATTTCAATCATTGCAGCAATGCCAAATGGTTATGAAGTCGGAAATGTAAATCAACCTCAACCTTTGGAAGTCGGTGCCGGTAAGTACCTCACGGCCGATCTCCAAGTATCCACATACTACAACCAATAGGAGAAAACATGGCCACAACAATCATCACCGGCAGAAATGTGAGCTTCAGCATCGATGGGGATACTTTTGATGCACAAGCAACATCTGCAATCCTTACTGTTGATTCAACGATCAACACATACCAGACACTCGATGGCAAGGCGTATTACACGACGGATTCGCAAGGATCTTTTGCTGTTGAAATGCTTGCCGATTGGGGCGTAGCTTCATCGCTTTGCGAAATGCTTTGGAATTCAGCTGAGACAAATCCAAATACACCTTTGGCGGTAATCTTAGAAGCTGAAACCGGCACAACTTTCAACTTTACTGTGCAACCAATTTTCCCATCAGCTGGAGGCACAGCACCAGATGCACAGACTGTCTCAATGACATTTACCTGTGTAACAACACCTACATTGGCTTAGTGAGAGGAAATCGGGAGCATGAAACTACCAATCACAATCGAATTTGCTACGGGGGAGAGCGCGACCTATACCGCGCTCCCACCGGAGTGGATGAAGTGGGAGAACAAAACTGGAAACACGATTCAGCAAGTTTCTGAGAAATTGGGAATTGCTGATTTGATGTTTTTGGCTTATCACGCCATGAAGCGCGAGGCAGCTGGAAAGCCTGTCAAGCCTTTTGAAATCTGGTGTGAGACTGTAAGTGACATTAGCATGGGAGAAACCGAAAACCCAAAAGCTACAAATCCGGATCAATAAACCGGATTGTTTGGGAATTGGCTATCCACACAGGATTGTCACGATCAGAGTTTCAAACCGCTGAGGACATTTTAACCGCTTTTGAGATACTGAGGATCAAAGATGGCAACTGAACCAATCACTTACAACAAAAGTGATTTGCGCGGCATTATCCGCGCTTTTAAAGCCATGGATGAGCAAGCTGTTGCTGAGGCCAAAGGCGTTTCAAATGGCTTGGCTACTTATGTGCAATCAAAGGTCACATCGGCCGCTGCCAACCGCCCAAATAAGGCAGCAATACGCATTGCACAAGGATCGCGTGTGAGTAAGTCATCAAAAGTCGGTGAGATCAGCTATGGCTTTGTATCGCAAAAATTTAGCGGTGGCGGCACAACTCAACAGCTTTGGGGCGGTTACGAATTTGGCTCAAACAAATTCAAGCAATTTCCGGTGTGGTCTGGCAGATACAGCCGAGGATCAACAGGATGGTTTATCTATCCAACATTGCGTGCCGAGCAGCCATACATCATCAATCAATGGGAAAATGCATTTACTAAAATTTTGAAGGAGTGGTGATGGCCGGTCAATCAAGAACACTCAAGCTTTCGATCCTTGCTGATGTTGATGAACTCAAAAAGAGCCTCAATGTAGGCTCAAAGGATGTCGATGGTTTTGCCGGCAAAATTGGCGATTTCAGCAAAAAAGCGGCTTTGGCTTTTGCTGCCGCAGCTGCCGCAGCTGGTGCAATGGCTGTCAAAATTGGCGTTGATGCTGTCAAGGCTGCAAGTGATTTGGGTGAGACTGTTTCAAAAGTCAATGTTTTATTCGGTGAAACAGCCAAAGACATTGAGAAATTTGCTGATGGTGCAGCTTCATCACTAGGCCAGACAAAGCAACAGGCATTGGATGCAGCTGCCACATTTGCAACATTTGGAAAGTCCGCCGGATTAAGCGGAAAAGATTTGGCCAATTTCTCAACAGACTTTGTCAAATTATCATCCGACCTTGCATCATTTAACAACACATCACCAGAGCAAGCCATCAACGCCATTGGATCGGCATTGCGTGGAGAAGCTGAACCATTGCGCCAATACGGAGTTTTGCTTGATGATGCTTCATTGCGCCAAGCCGCTTTGGAATTGGGAATCATTAGCACCACAAAAAATGCGCTAACACCACAACAAAAGGTGCTGGCAGCTCAAGCTTTAATTTACCAACAGACATCAGCTGCACAAGGCGATTTTGAACGCACCAGCGATGGCCTAGCCAACAAAACACGCATACTCACAGCTCAATTGGAAAACGCCAAAACCACTATTGGTCAGGCACTTTTGCCGATCGTTTTGGAATTGGCTACTTTGTTTTCAGAAAAGGTTATCCCAATTGTGCAACAGGTTGCCGATGCTTTTGGTGAGAAATCAGATGGAATTGGTGGCACATTAAAAAGCTTGGCAGATTCAATCAAAAGTTTTGTGCAACCTATTTTTGAAGGCTTTAAATCGGCTTTTGACAAAATCAAAAAAACAGTCGTTGAAAACAAAGACGAATTTCAAGCCTTTTTTGATCTGATCAAATCGGCAGCTCCCATTATTGGCAGCGTAATTGGTAAAGCTTTCAGCGTAATAGGTGATGTGGCCAGCGTTGTGCTCAATGTTATGGCAAATGTTTTGGGATCACTAAAAGGCTTAATCAACACGGCAATTGATTTTATAAATGTTGGAATTCGCGGTTTGAACATTCTTAATCCGGGCAAGGACATTCCGTATGTTAGTAAAATTGGATCAAGCGGTGGGAGCACGGCAACCGGAGCATTGGGCAATTTCCAACTTAGCACAGGTTCAACGCTTTCAACAGGCGGTGGGATTACCGGTGGTGGATCAACAGGCGGCACAACCGGTGGCGGTGTGACTGGAGGCGGCAGCACAGGCGGCAGCACAGGCGGCAGCGGATCGATTGCAGCTGTGGCCAAGAAAGTGACAAAGGTTGTCGATGATGTTGCTGGAGCTTTTGACAATTTTACAAGCGGCACAACAACATTGGCCGGAGTTATGTCAGCTTCAAATCAACCATTTGCATTTGGTACATCTGGAGTGAACACAAACACAATAGCTGGAATTCTGTCAGCCTCAGCAAAACCAAGCGTGACAGTTAATTTTAATGGGATTACAACCGATCCAGAAGGCACAGCTCGTGTATTGGTTGATACTCTTAATAATTCATTTTACCGAGGCACGGGCGGTGCAACCGCGCTCCAAATAGCATGACACAATTCAACCCAATTTGGCGCGTGACAATTGGCGGTGTTGAGTATCAAACCGCTATTTTGGCCAATCTAACAATTACTAGCGGTCGCACAAACATTTATGAGCAAGCACAGGCTGGATACACCAATCTCGAAATTATTAATCTTGATCAATCTAATGTGCCAATTCAAATCAATGATCCACTTTTAATCGAATTGCAAGATTCAACAGCTGCATTTGTACCTATTTTTGGTGGTTCGGTTGTTGAGGTTGGCATAGCTGTGGCCGAGGTTGGCAATGTCGATTATGCGCAACGCATCAAAATCATTGCTTTGGGAGCTTTATCTAGATTGCCAAAAGCTTTGACCAACGGAGTCTTATCAAAAGAATTTGATGGAGATCAAATTTATGATGTTTTGAAATTTGTACTTTTTGATACATGGGCCGAAGTACCACCTGCGGTGGAATGGGGCACTTACCAAGCGACAACAACATGGGCAAATGCTCAAAATGCTGGTCTTGGTGAAATCGATCGCCCAGGCAATTATGAATTGGCAGCGAGATCAAGCTCGCGGACTGATGTTTATTCTCTTGTCTCAGCTTTAGCAACATCAGGATTGGGCTACATTTACGAATCAGCGACCGGCCAAATTGGTTATGCAGACAGCACCCACCGAACAAATTATTTGTCTGCAAATGGTTATGTGGAATTAACAGCCAATCATGCTTTGGCATCAGGATTGAGCATCCAATCCCGTGCGGGCGATGTTCGAAATTCCATCACTTTGAAATACGATGCCACCTCATCATCAGAAAAATCAGCTGCCGATTCGGATTCGATTGCATTGTATGGAGAACTGGCCCAAATTATCAGCACAACATTGCATAATGGATCAGATGCCGAGGATCAAGCCGATTTTTATTTATCTTTAAGAGCTTATCCACAATTTAACTTTAACAACATCACATTTGAATTGACAAACCCAGAACTCGATGATGATGATCGGGATGATTTAATCAATGTTTTTATGGGCATGCCCGTTGAAATTGCCGATTTACCATTGAACATGAATTCAGGCGATTATCTGGGTTTCGTTGAAGGCTGGACATTTTCGGCCAGATACAATCAGGTCAGCGTTTCAATGATTTTGTCACCGGTTGCCTTTTCGTTGCAAGCCATGCGATGGAACGATGTGCCGGTGGTAGAACAATGGAACACAGTCAATCCAACTTTGGATTGGATAAGTGCCACGATTGTGGCGTAAGGAGAAAACAAGTGGCAAATCCGACTACGAATTATGGTTTTATAATGCCGACACCGACAGATTTGGTTACGGACCTGCCGGCAGATTTTGAGGTGTTTGGTCAGGCTGTTGATACTCAATTGGCAACACTAACCACAAAAATGGCTTTTAATTCACAAACAGGCACCACATACACATTGGTGGGAACTGATTTGGCAAAATGGGTGACTTGTTCAAATGGTTCCGCCATTACTGTGACAATTCCACCAAGCATTTTCTCAGCTGGTAACACAATCAATGTGCAACAAACCGGAACAGGTCAAGTCACATTTTCTCAAGGAGCAGGTGTAACAATTACATCAACCGGAGCAAGCGCATCAGCTCCCAAATTGCGTGCGCAATACTCAGCTTGCACGATTGTCTGCACAGCTTCAAATGTTTTCACTATCGTGGGTGACATTGCATGATTATTCCGGGCATTATGGCTTCACAAAATTACCCACGGACATTTTCCGTTGATTATCTTGTTGTGGCAGGTGGTGGTTCCGGTGCTGGTATCCGTGGAGGCGGTGGCGGTGCAGGTGGATTGCGTTGTACAGTCACGGCAACTGGCGGTGGCGGATCATTAGAATCCGCAATCACAGCTGGTGTTGGCACTAATTATTCAGTCACAATTGGTGCTGGGGGTGCAGGTGGTGCCGGTGCAGCAAATGGTTCGAATTCAACATTTTCAACCATTACATCAACAGGTGGCGGCCGAGCTGGGTATTCACAAGAGAACGGACAATCAGGCGGTTCTGGTGGTGGTGGTGGTAATGATTTGCCGGGTAATACGCGACCGGGTGGAGCTGGCACAACCAATCAAGGTTTTGCTGGTGGTGCAAACAGCGGTGGTGACATTAACAACAGCGGTGGTGGAGGCGGTGCAGGAGCCGTTGGAAACAATGGTGCAACGAATCAAGGTGGCAATGGTGGAACTGGTGTTGCTACATCGATCACCGGTTCATCGGTCACATACGGAGGTGGCGGCGGTGGTGGTTCATCATCAACAGTCGGCACAGGTGGTGCTGGCGGCGGTGGCAATGGCGGCGGTGGTGGAGACGGCACGGCAAACACAGGTGGCGGCGGTGGCGCAGGAGCTTGGAACGGATCAGCACTCAATGGAAATGGCGGATCGGGCGTTGTGATTTTGCGTTATCCGGACAGCCGAACAATCATCATTGGCGCAGGTTTAACTGGAACAGAGAGTGCAGCTAGTGGTGGATTTAAGAGAGCAACAATCACAGCCGGCACCGGAAATGTGAGCTGGTCATAATGGCACACTATGCATTTTTAGATGAAAACAACATCGTGACCGAGGTCATTGTTGGCATCGATGAAACGGAATTGATCGAAGGTGCCGAACCAGAAATTTGGTATGGCAATTTTAGAGGCCAATCATGTTTGCGAACATCATACAATTCAACAATTCGAAAGAATTTTGCCGGTGTTGGATTCACATACGATGCCAAGCGTGATGCGTTTATCGCGCCAGAACCAGAAGGCAACATTGGATTTGATGAGGAATTGTGTCGATGGATTATGCCGGAGCCGATTGATGAGTAATTTTCCACAAGGTACATTGCCGCGTTTGATTCAGGTTGCTTTGGCCGAAGTCGGCACAGCTGAAACTGGCAACAATGAAACAAAGTATGGCAAATTTATGAAAGCCGACAAGTTGCCATGGTGCGGAAGTTTCTTAAATTGGTGCGCATCCACGGCCGGTGTCAAGGTGCCAAATGTGGTCAGCACGCGAGCTGGAGCCGAGGCATTTAAGAAAGCCAAGCAATGGCATACAACACCAAAGATTGGTGATTTTGTTTTCTTTGATTTCATTGTTGATGACAAAACCACCATCAATCACATTGGCTTAGTAATTCGAGCATCGGAAAAACAGATTGTGACCATTGAAGGCAACACATCCGGTGCTGGTGATCAGCGCAATGGTGGTGAAGTCATGGTGAAATCAAGAGCTTTGGGAGCACGCTCATTTGTTGTCGGTTATGGCCGACCAGCTTATGAGCCTTTTTCTGGTGATTTACCAGATCGACCAAAAGGAGAGAAATAATGGATCAAGCAAAAGCAATGGCGGCCTCATGGGGTCGCTCATACATCGCGGCAGCTTTGGCCGTGTACATGGCTGGTGGCGATCTCAAGGCGATGGCAATGGGTGGCGTTGCAGCTGTCGTGCCTGTCATTTTGCGATGGTTGAACCCAGCTGATACAGCTTTCGGATCAACGGGGAAATGATTCGGAAATCACTCGCGGTGGGCTTGGCCTTCGTCCTTTCGCTAAGCCTTACCGCCTGTGGTTACGATGGATGGGTACGATACCCATGCCAACTGCATGAGAATTGGGAAAACCAAGAATGCAAAAAACCGCAATGCAAGGTGACTGGTACCTGTTCGGAGGATTTGGTAGGCGATGGCTTCTAAACACAGAGACAGATTGAGCCAAGAGGAAATAAAAGCTCGCTTGATGTTTCTCATTGGCGCGGTTTTATCAATTGTCTTTTTAATTGTCACGCTTGGCATCACATACGCATTGATCTTTGTAACACAGCCAATTGGAGCACAAGCTCCCAATGATGCAGCTTTCATCGATTTGCTCAAAACTTTGGCAATCTTTCTCACCGGGTCATTGGGTGGGGTTTTAGCATCCAACGGCCTAAAAGACAAGCAGAAATCAGAATACGAAAAAGCCATTGAGAGGCGTTTATCCGGTAGCGACACGCCATGATTTAAGCGTGATTGTTGAATTTGTCGGCTGATGCTGTCACTCTCTATTCGGGAGCTGATACGCGGCTCCCAGAATCGGGAGCAACAAAATGAACGAAGCATCAATTGTGATCGCAATGCTGATCGCCGGAGCCTTATGGGCTGTCATGTCTTATTCGGTCGGATTTAAGGAAGGCCAGCGACAAGGCTATACACGCGGCCGAGCTGTATCTCGCCACATTTCACAGATTGACAAGGTGAACAACTAATGGCCGGATTTCTAGAAAACTACGAAGGCAACAAAGAGCGCACAGACCGATGGCTCAAGACATTTCCTCAAGGCCGGTTGGAAGCTCACATCATTGAATTTAATGCAGAAAAAGGCTATGTGCTGGTACAAGCAAAAGCATGGCGCAATCAAGAGGAAAAAGAGCCGGCCGGCATCGATTACGCTTTTGGCTATCGTGAAGCTTTCAATACAAACATGAAGCGATGGTTTTGCGAGGATACGACAACCTCAGCTTTGATGAGAGTGATGGCCTTGGTTATGGGTGGCACGGAGAAAGCTACAAAAGAAACTATGGAACAAGTCAAAATCAATGATGCAACAAAACCACAGGATTATGACTATTGGACAACCAAATTTGGTGATGTGCCAAGCTACAAAACAGCCGATGAAGCCGAGCAATCAGGCATCCCATCACTCGGATCATCGATGGATGAGATCGCCAAGCAATTGGGTGGAGAGCTTGTACAAGAGGCACCGCAATGCTCACACGGACATCGCATTTGGAAGCAATCACATCATGGGGCACCAAAATCATGGGGCGGCTACTTTTGCACAGAGCGCACAAAAGCAACTCAATGCACACCGCTTTGGTATGTCTTACGCTCAACCGGAAAATGGGAACCACAAGTATGAGCGACTTTGTTGAGATCATCTATCCTCAAGAGATGATGGCCAAGCTGATGTGTAATGGCGAAATCGTTGAGGAATACAAGATTGAGCAATGCGACAAATGCTCACAGTTAAAGCGATTGGATCATTTTGGCTATCAAAAAGGCTATGACAAGCAAGACAACATCATTTGGTTTTGCGGTGATTGCCGATGATTACAAGAATTGAGGAAATCCAATGCATCATTTCAGCTGTCGAACATTGCAAGGATCGCAATGCAGATCATGCGACCAGATGGCACAAAACACCATCATGGTTTGAGTATGTGGCACAGATGGCCGAATCGATGGCAGCTGAGTGGATTGTTGCCAAGCGATTGGGTTATGACTACGCACCGGGCACCACATGGGATAAGTCAAAAGCCGATGTGGGCGAACACATTGAGGTCAAATGGTCTGCCAATCCGGACAGCAATCTATGGATTCAGGATTCAGATCGCCATGATCGCGACATTGCCGTGTTAGTGGTTGGCAACACACCCAAAATGCACATCGTTGGCTGGATGCCTGTGGCCGTAGCTAAGAAACCACGCTACCGAAACGCATCACAAAACAATTGGAGCGTGCCACAAATTAACCTGCAACCCATCGAAACACTTATGAGGAGCAACTATGCACATCCTGCAATTTGATTGTTCAATCTGCAAA